GCCATATTGCAGAGGTATTGTAAGGGTATTGGGATTTTACTGCAAACTCCATTATGGCAGAGAGGGGACTTACTCCGCGCAGCACCTACTCAGCTCTTTCAGCCGAGTTGGCGGCAAGATATCTCCTACTGCTCGCATGCAGCTTAGCCGGTTAAGCCGCCGCATCGAGCAGAAGAGGAGATATAGTGCCGTCACGTATTAGGCGCAAGACGGATGCCCCCCTTGCCAGGATGGAGTGGTATGGCCCGGGGTAAATTTGGTACACGCCTTCTATTAGGATTCCGACTATCTCGGCCCCGGAGGCGTGGGAAGCTTAATGGTTTGCCAACCAACCGCTAGCGAGGCTAGCGAGTGCCCTTGGCGGGCGGCTCAATCCACCCGACGCTCCGCCCTTGGGAGGCGTAGTCGAGTGAGCTGGGCGGGGGCTGCGTCCGGCGATCCGGGGCGACTGCGCGAAGTCTTTCCCTGATCTGGCTCTTCTCAAGGTCTGCTTGGAAGGCCACGGGGTCAGATGTGATGCGGTCGCGAAGGTCAGGTGCAATGTTGCCCCACTCGTCCGAGTGGTACACGCACAACTCGTGGGCGAGGCGGTCCCTACGTGCAGCAAGCATCTTGGTGTGGCCAGGCTGGTAGTCGAAAGTGTCTCGACCAAGCCTGATCACTGCGGTGTGCCTGCCGGCGATGGGGCCCTTCATGTACACGAGGGGCGTGAATGTCGACGGGATGGGGAAGCAGCTGATGGTGGTGCTGTCAAGGACGCAGCCGGTGGGAGCGCCGGCTGTGGTGGCGGAGACCTGAACCTGGCACATGTCCGTGCCATTAGTCTCGAGTCCACCCACGGTGATCACGGACACGGTCATGAACATTCCCCCACTCGAAGGTGGCTGGGGTGCGTAGTTTGACGCGGTCAGGTAGCGAATGTCCACGGCGCTGTAGGATCCCTGGGAAGTGGAAAGCTGATACGGGTAGGCTTGAACTGACGTCTGCTTGGCGGGCTGGGCGACCGACACGTACCCTTGGAAGAGGACGAGCCAGATGCCGTTCCGCTTGAACTGCAGGTAGTTGAAACCATTGTCTTTGTTCCACACGAGACCGACCCCTGGGTCACCGCCAGCCTGGACAACGGGGGCGCCGCTGAATGGGGCAGTGAAGGCGAGGCCGGGTGCGCCGATGTCGGCGTGGGCCGCAAACGCGACCGGATTGATGAGCTCGGCGATGGCTGGCGACTGCTGCGATGTCTTGAGGACGCAGCTGTAGGCGAACCACACGTCCCCGAGGGCCGCATTGGAGGTGCAGCCTTGGGTGGCGACGTACATGACGCCGGCATCGTAGAGCCGGTCGTCGCCGCCAGTGGTGACGTCCTGAGAGCGCACGGTGTAGCTCTTCTGCTTGTGCAGTCCTTGGGCGCTGCACTTGAAGGTATTGTTGACCCAGGGCTGCATGCGGGCGCAGCCCTCGAAAGTCTCCATCTGTTGAGCGTCCCCGGGAGGGATGCTGTCTTGGGCATCGTAGTCACAGGCGATAACGAGACTGCCGGTCTGGGCGGTAGCAGAGCTTGTGAGAAACTCAAGATTGAGCTCACGCCACTGGTACGACTCCCAGCCCGTTGCAATCGAGGAAAGCCAGTTGAATACGGTAGAAAGCCCAGGGTTCAGAGGGAAGGCGGCCGCAACGAAGAAGTTGTTCGGGTTGTCGACATTCGGGGAGATTGTAGTCACGAACTCCCTGTGGGTGACGGTGATGCCGTTGCCTCCAGGGGCGGGGCTGAAAGAGGCAGTCCCGCTGGTGCGGGTCGTTGAGACAGCAACAGGAGCTGCCGCATGAACATCGCGTGGGTCGTTGTTCCACGCTTTGCCGGCGGAGTTGACGCCGACTGAGGCCGTGTTGAGGATTTTCCCAAGCGTATCGAGAATTCCTCGCTTGCCGCCTTTGCCAGCAGCTCGAGCGGGACCTTTGCGGCCCGGTTTGCCCTTCGGGCGGCCCACCGACTTGCTGCGGGGCTTGGGCTTTGGGCCCATGAATTGGTAGGTTGATCGGCTTGCGATTTCGATGCCGTGATGGCACGGGCCCCGTTGATTTGGGCCGTAGAAGTTTTTCCGAGGTGGGTGGTCGGAGGGAAGGGAACGCAGTTCTTTCGAGCTGGGGCGCGACCCCATGTTGCGAGGCTCCCGCGCCGGTGATTGATGGCTCACCGGAAAGCCGAAGTGGGAGGTCACTTGTTGTGGCCCGCGAGCTTCTCCGCCCCGGGCAGTGCCTCCCTCTCGCTACGCGTAAGACCGTGCTTCTTCGCTGCGAGGTCTCTCTTGAAGAGCCAGTCCGCGGTGTACTTGGCATGCTCGACCACAGTGGTCTCAGCTTCCTTCTTCCGCGGTTTCCATGTGCAAGGGCACGGGTAGGCACCCCCTTTCGGGTTAGCCTTCTTCTTGTGCGTGCACGCGGCCGGAGCCGCCTTGGCCGCCTGAGCGGGCTTGGCCACCGCCGCCGTTTTCACAGCGGGTAGAAAGGTGGACTTTACTGCTTTGGCAGCTTTCACGGCTTCTGAGGCCTCGACCGCCGCTGCGGATTTGCGGGTTTCAGAGATGCGCTTGCCATTTGCCCCAACGAGGGGCACCAGAGCGGCAGCGTCAAGAACGACGCGCGGCAAAGCCGCAGCGGCCTCAAACTCCTCGAGCGAGGCAGGACGTGCGACCACTTCTGAATCAACAGAGGGCGCGTCCTCATCTCCAGGCTCCCAAGCCTCTTCCTTTCCTTTGTCGTCCGGGTCAGACGGGGCATCGCCGGGTGGTGAGTCCGGCGGGCGAAGCAGGTCATCACCTACGACGCATGGGTGCTTTACCTCAGTGGGAACTGTGGGAGCAGAGGTGCACAGCGGTGCACGGAGCAGCAGGTCGGGATTCCTAGTCGCGCGCATGTCGCAGATCCAGTCCCAGTACCGATCCCTGTCGAAGTCGGGGATGCTCTTCTCGAAGACATCCACCATCCAGCCAGAATCCTCATTCGGCCAGTTAGACTCCAGGCGCTTACCATCCCAAGGCATTAGCACCCCATCCACGAAGTCCCCCAGGAGTTCGTGTGAAACAGCGCAAATTTCCCCAATAACGGGGGAGTTGCGGTCCATCCTGAAGTAGCCGGAGGCACGCTCGCCAAAGCGCGTCAGCGGCTGCTTGAGGTTGGCAGGACCCACCCACAGCTTAGAGAGCAGCCGTGAGGGGTTGGACATAGAGTTGGGATCTCCAGTCCAAACATCGGGGCCAAACTGGCGGTTGAGAAAGGCTACGCCTAGCTCGCCCCGAGGAACGACTTTGATACCGTAGTCTTGGCCCATGAGTTCGGCGCTTCGTTTCAGCGCCTTTGGGTCAACGGCCCCGGCAAGGCTGTCGTCTCCTCCGTAAATTCCCAGCATGGACCAAGCCATGTCCGGACAACACTTGGCTCCAGCCACAGTGGTGTTCCTCCACGCGCAGTAGTCGATGAATGCGGTGAGGATGGAGTTGAAGTCGGAGGTCTCAAGCGACCCGGAGCCTCTGGTGTATCCAGTCTGGTACCGGCGCCCCTCGGTTGTCACACCGGGAAGGGCAATCTGTGCGTCCATGGCCTCACACAAAGCGGAATGGTGTTCCGGTGCAAAGAACCGCATGATACAGATGCGCTCGAGGATGCGGGCGCGGCGCTTAACGTGTCCGTCAAAGCGCGATCCGTCCGCAAGAACTGAGTGGAGGGCCGCTTGAAGGATCAGGCAGACGCGCTCAGCTATTTCAGCAGGAGTCTTGTTGAAGGCGTACCACGCCTGTTCAAACATGACCGTATCGTGGAAAGCGTACAAAAACCTGGAGTAGTCCAGTTTCTTGGGCATCTGAGAGATGGCACGTGGGTCCTTCACAGCTACCGACGTCTCTTTCTTCTCAAATGATTTGACGATGTCCCGGACGTTGTCTCCGAGTACGCTCAGCTCGTCGAGCATTGCCCTCTGGGATGGGCGGTCCTGGCGTTCCCTCACGTCATCGTCATCGGCTGGGTGACCTTGATGTGGGGTGGGGATGAGCCTCTGGGAAAACTCAATCATGTACCCCGCCAGGGAAGAAGGGACGGGTCCGTCCGAGTCGATGTCCTGGCCGGTGCCGAAGGGGACCTCGGGCTCCGGCGTATCGCTCGCGAACTTCTCGACGCGTTCCCTGATGCACACATCGTCAGCAGCGATGGTGATCACGTAGTCATAGCAGGGGCCGATCAAAGGGCTCCCAAATCCTGCCAGGGCCACTGGTGCGTCATAGTCGTACTTGCCAAACTCCACTCGTAGGCAGCACTCCGTCGGGGGGTACACAACTGGTGGGAACCAGGGCACCCCAGCTCGCGTGTAGTCGGCGAGGATGGCAGCCCACCCAGGGGGCAGGCGCTCAGTTGGAAGCCCAGATGCGTCAGAGGCGAACACGTTGCTTGAAACCATGGCTGGTGTGAGAGGCACCTTGGCAATCATGGCGACGGCGTGAGCCTTGTCGAACAGGGACTTAGGCAGTGTGACTGCCTCATGGCTACCCAACCGCGCCACGCTGCGGTGCAACCCGTCGGACTGAACGATGTCTAGGACAGCGTGGTCTCCAATCACGGGCCGCAGGCGTTCCAGTCGCTTCCCCTCGATCAACCAGGGGGTAGGGACTAGAGCTGGGCACTCAAACCTGCCTATCACAGACAGCATAATGAGGGCATGGTGAGTCCCGACGTACTTACGGTCGAAGTGGTATGCCACAACCGTTTTTCTGAAGTAGCCGATATCCTCCACGACTAGAGTGTCCCCCCCGTAGTCCCAAACCTCGTGAACGTACTCGGCGCCACCGCTCACGCGGTATTGCACTTTTCCGTCATCCAGGAATCGGAAGGAAAACTCACCACGACTGCACGCACACGCAGTCGGCTGAAAGGCGAAAATGAAGTACGTACCAGGATGCCTAGCAAGGAACTTGGGCATATCAATGTAGTAATCAACGTCCACGAGGACCGCCGCTTGGCGGGTGACATCCAGGTGGAATTCGCGGGGAGGGACGGCGAGGTCCTTCGCCCAATGGAATGAGCGATCACCTTCCCTCTCCTTACGTACGTCGGCAAGTGACTGCTGGACGTAGTACGGCTCAAGGCCCATGGCGTGGGCTGCAAGACCAGCAGTATGGCTGCCGGTGTTGCGATCGGAGGCGCTCTGTCCATGAGTGTGGTTATGGGCAGGGCCGCTTCGCACGATCGGGAGATCCACGAAGACTTGACGCCGCAGGGATGAGCTGATGGTTCCTGCGGTAAGCGTTTTACGCACGAATCGCGTTGAAAACGACGCGCCGATGGGGGAACCTTGAGTTGCCCACCAAACTCTTGCGAGTCGGCGCATGACCAGGAGTGCGAGGAAAAGCGCTCCCCATCGGCGGGGCCGGACCCTAGGGGTTTTCCACCCGAAGTAGGGAATTGAAGAGCCTCCAAGTGTTGGTACTGCGAGCATGAGTGTGCTGGCAGCCACGTAGAGGTAAGGCCACGGTATGTTTCGCCGAGTCTGGAGCTCGGAGGGGCATTGGTAACGTGCGGCGAAGCCCTGAGATAGGGTTGTGCCTGCACCCGTGGGTTTCAGCAACTTGACCACTTTTGATACAAGTGCGACAATCATCGTCATCTGGGTCAAAGACAACAAGGTGAAAGTGGCGACGACAGGGCCGGCCACAGGGCCCCAACGTCTGCGGGCGCGCCATTCGACGAACCAGGCATACGCTGAGGTACCGGGATCGGCTGCCCGTACAAGGGATGAGACAGCCGACTCGCCGGCCCTTTTGAGGAGGCCGACTCCCCACATGGACCGTGTGGGGCCTCCCGAGGATGAGCTCGGGAGGGG